CATATGGCCAAGATCTTGGAGGTTGTAAGGTTAACACCAAACACGCGCCACTGGTTACCAACCCAGGAGCGCCAATTTTTACCGGACCCGAAGGACGTGCCGGATAATTTAGTTATAAGATTATCACGTTCAAAAATAGATGGCCCGAGCTCCAGCGCTTGGAGTCACGAGTCAGGCGTTACGACGTCCGAGAATAGAACCTGCCCCGCTCCGGATCAGGGCGGCAAGTGTTTAAGCTGCCGTAAATGCTGGGATAAAAGAGTTCAAACCGTGGTATATGGTAAACACTAAATGACAGACAAAGTTAATTTATATATTTACCGAGTAAACAACGGCTCAAAAAGAATTAAAAAAATTAAATTAAGTAAATTTATTCAAGGCGTAAATAATGAATTGTTTACAAAAAGATTTTTTGTTAATCGAAAAGAAGCCCAGGAAGATATTAAAAAAAATGCACGTATTCAAACATCCAAAATATTATGATGAGCTGCGCAAGAAGCGCAAAAAATTTCAGAAGGAACAAGCTGACAAGCAAGCGAGCGAGCAAGCAAGCAGGCGGGTGGGTGGGCCCACGAGCCACGAGCAGGGGAGCGAGCAAGCAAGCGATCAAGCGTCAGATGAGGACGCTAGCAAGCAGCGTTGAATGTGATCCCAGTCATTGATTGCAAGCGATGGTGTTTCGCGGTGATCGGTTATAAGACCGGGGACCGCGGAGCTTTCGTATAACTTTACCAGCTTAAGGGAAGGCTGGTAAAGCAGGATAAAGTTACGTTTTTTCCTAGTGAAGTGAAACAGTTTTTGGTGGGGACTAAAATGTATTTTGTTGCCGTGAACTACCTTAAGCTCAACCATAAAGAATCCACAAGAATCGTTGTATCCCAATAGATCTGGCACACCGAAGGATGCCCAAGACTCCAATCTTGTCCACTGAATTTTAGGTGTTTTCTTCTTAATTAATTGCCAAAATTTAGACTCTGGTTTCAACGGACACACCTATTTTTTCTTACGGATTTGCGTACTAGATTCAATACATCTGCGTACATAATTTGACTTTTTATACAACTATTTATATACTTTGGCTATGTCTAATTTAATTAATAAAAAGATGGGTAGAAAGCCAGCATTGACGCAAAGGCAGATGAAATTTGCTGAATTGTATGTGTATAATGATGGTGAAATGAATCAGACTCAATGTGCACTAGAAGCAGGTTATAAGAACAGACCTAGACAAAATGCATCTGATCTAAAGAACCCAAAAAAATACCCACTGGTTCATCAGTACATAGAAAAATTAAGAAAAGAAGTCAGAGAGCAACACGGAACAGATTTTCATCGTCATATGAATATGATGGGTAAGATTAGAAATGTATCTTTAAAAGATAAAGCTTATGCTGCAGCAAGTAATACAGAATACAGAAGAGGCCAGGCTGCTGGTCTATATAAAACAGATGTTGTTCATCATCATATTGACAAAGATTTAAGTAGTATGTCCAAAGAAGAGTTAATGGAATATATGGAAAATAAATATGTCAATAATATGAAAGACGTTACACCAAAAGAAGATGTAATAGAATCAGCAGAAGAATTAAACCCTGATAGTGATTCAGAGAAGCAATAACTCTACTAAATATTTTTCTTGGAAACTTTTTTACTAGTGACCACTTGTTTATAACTGGTTTGTATTCCATTTGAGTCAGGTCCTTTCCTTGGTGGTAATTGGTCCCATTTTACATTAGGCATATTATCTGTCAATGTAGGATTAAATATTCTGTTAAAGTTTTCTTTATACAAATCATTGGTAGGTCTTGATCTACCATCATAACTAAATTTTTTATTTTTCATTTATTTTCTCCATACGTACTATACACCCTTTTGGGAATACATTTCTATCACTAAATAATTCATCATTAACTTCATAACTTGCAAAGGTTCTTACATTCTTTTTATCTTTATTAAGTAGATATGCGTGAGTTACCATCTCTGAAGGCATAAAGCCCTCTGCTGTATGTAAGTCTGCGTGGCCGCTGTCACCCGTGATATCCAACCACGTGATCTTATAGAAGTAATATCTCTTCTTCTTAATCACAACAGATTTGTATTTAGATTTTTTAAGATGTCTCATATTAATCTATATACTGTATAGTGAGATTTTTGGGCAAAAAAGTTTTCAAAAATAAAAAAAAGGTCGCGCGCGTCGAGTAGCAGAGTGTGCCAAGTGTGCCACCGTAAATTTTTGTCGTGGCACAGCTATAACCCTTGGTATTCCTCACTAATAAGCCAAAAACAGGGGTGTGCCAAGTGTGCCAGAGGTTTTTTCTTATCACAAAAAAAAATAATAGGGGCAAATATTCTACTATACGTGGCACAGCTACCTATCTTTTAGCCCCATTTTCGTCACAAATGAAATACTAGACGCATTTGTGCCATAATTGATGATTTTCTTTACTCCTGGCCCCTGTAATTCAAGATCCGCGTACGGTTTCCATTGCTTACGTATCAGATTTAGCTCTAAAATCAGATTCGACCATTGTTTGGGACTTATGTTTGTCCCGACTATAGTTACCTTTTTCATAATCTATGCACAGTTTACCATCTAAATGGTCCATCTCGTGCTGGATGCACCTTGCTTCTAGATCGTAAAATGTTTTCTTCTGCTCCTCTCCTTTTTCGTTTTGATACTTTAGAACGATTCTAATGTGTCTACGCACATCACCTTGTTTTCCTGGAGCTGATAAACAACCCTCATTATCACGTAATGTTTCATCAGATTTCTCTAAAATTTCTGGGTTAATAAATACTTTTTCATTAGTTTGACTGCGTGAACAGTCCATAACAAACATACGCAGCTGATATCCTACCTGTATCGCAGCTAAACCTATGCCGTGGTGCTGATACATAGCCTTATACATCCATTTAATAAGTCTTTCAGTCTTCTCATCTAATGGAAAAGGCACAGTATTACTCTTTGATCTTAAAAATACGTCAGGATACTTGACCAATTCTATATACATAAGTGCCCTACAGTCTCCCGTAAGGCACTCAATGGGCCCTTATCCATTATGGATTCTATCATAGTCTAAAAGTTGTAGATTGAAGTTGTGTTGTGGCTCTATCTTTTTTTAACACCACACGCCAGGCAGCAGAGCTATTCTGCTTACCAATTAATGTACTTTCTTGCAATTCTATTTTACCAATTTCATTAAGACCACCTTGATCGTTTTCCATATAAATAAAACAATCTGATACTGCAGTACCTTTGTTTCCGTTAGTGAACTTGTCTAGTATCTGCTGAAGATCTCTCATTCGAAGACTCATCTAGTTTCCTTCCTATTTCTTTTATTAGTTGATACCACTTACGACCCCACATCTCTCTTATTTCTCCAGATGTATTCCAATATGCTTTAGCTATATTATCCAGTCGTTTTTGATCTATTTTTATAATACTCATCTACCCTCCTTAAAAAGTTGTGCATACTTTGTTTAAACTCTTCGCCCTCAATAACAAACTGTTGATAGTAATTATCTTTTGTACACATCATCACAACACCTTTTGTAATTTGTGTATTGAATAAAATATTATGAGCCATAGCATATGCTGCTAGCTGAAGCTTATAATCTCCTATCCATTCTGGTCTTTTAGGTTTGTTACTTTGTTTGAAGTCTATGATTGCATCCTCACCTTTGTGTATGCCTACTAAATCTGTTTGGCCTGCGTAGAGTCCTGGGTAGTACAATGTGCATTCTGTACCGTAATATTCTGTAACATCAGATAATCCATTTTGTATAATTTGTATTGCCATATTGTGAGCTTGCTTACCTACATTGGTTTGATCTACATAGCCCTCTTCCAATACATACTTTTCAAGGATCTTGTGCATCGCCGTTCCACGCACCGCGGCCTCCGATTTAATCTTCTCTGCAGCTTCTTCCCCGATCCGCGCTGCCCAATCCGCTAGTGATTTCTTTTTCTCCTCGGGTTGTGTAGCGTCTAAAATGGTAGTGACCGATGGTAACTTCTCCGTGTCAAACACATAGTGTCGTTTACCTTCTATCTT